CCGATGATGTTGCGGACGCGCCAGCAAGGCTAGCTCGACAGCCTACAAGTCGAGACCGTGGTCATGCTCAACACAACAACGAAGACGACGACCCAGCAAGGCTAGCTCGACAGCCTACAAGTCGAGACATCCTGTCGATGCGGATCGACGTCGGCAACGCAATCCCAGCAAGGCTAGCTCGACAGCCTACAAGTCGAGACGACACCCCTATCACTTCCCCGATGATGTTGCGGACGCGCCAGCAAGGCTAGCTCGACAGCCTACAAGTCGAGACCATGAGTCGAATGCCCTACTGCGGTTGCGGCCGATGCCCAGCAAGGCTAGCTCGACAGCCTACAAGTCGAGACGAGGCTTGGGCGTCGACGCCGACGAACGAGGCTTCTTCCAGTAAGGCTAGCTCGACGGCCTACAAGTCGAGACCACGAATGGGGTCAACTGCGTCATGATGATCGTGTACCCAGCAAACCCAAAGGAACCCGATGGAACAAATGATCTTCGAACTCCAAAAAGCAAATGCAAACCTCGCAGCGATCCGATCGCACACCAGGGGCATGTACACGGTGGTAGTTGTCATGTTTGGGATTTGTTTGCTCGGTGCCGCACTTGGCTCGTGCACTTTCATCACCGCCGTGATGTAGACCAACTGGAGATCGATCTCCCATGAAGGAGGGAACCAAAATGGAATCAATCAAGGAAACACCCACCATATTTGACGCAATCTCGGGGGGCATCGAAGCATCGGAAGCGAGGGGTCAGTCGCTGTTCGTGGAGAGTTGCCTGATGCCAACGGAGCTTATGGATCCTGTGGCCGACTTCATTACGCTCGGATTCGAACTCGGTGCGGTTATCGAATCGGACCCACTGTTCCAACAAGCAACGCTTCCACCTGGTTGGAGCAAACGTTCGACCGGACACTCGATGTGGTCTGAAATCGTGGATGAGAACGGGTGCGCCCGCGTGGCCGTGTTTTACAAAGCGGCGTTCTACGACCGTAGCTCACATGCGAACTTGATTCGACGATACCGGATGGACATCGTCAGTGGTGACGGCAAACGCAACGACAGGTGGGTCGTGCGTGACGGCAAGTGGGTGGCAGGTGATGATAAAGTCGCGACGGTTGTGTTCGACCCGTCGGAATTCTCACCAAGTGGACTCGCTCAACGTGATGGCTACAAGGAGTGCAACGAGTGGCTTCGTGTGCACTCCAGCGGCACCGACATCAACATGCTGTGGTCGGCTCCGTAGCGGGCCCACCAAGCGACCCCGTGACCAACCGTCTTCAAACACCTTGTGTACCCATAACAGACCGTGGCATCGTAATGAAATGGTTCGACCTACTTCGGATCTTTGCGAAACGAGTCGGGGAAAATTGATGTCCGAAATCAAGCCTGAGAAGACCCACAAGCGCATCGTTTACAAAATCATCGACGATGCGCCAACCGATTTGAAGATGAAAGAGTTTGACACGTTGGTTAGATCCATCCGCCAGCGAGCCAAGTACGTTGCGCAGGTCATGCGGAAGAAGCGGAAGAAGCAAGTGCGCAAGGTCCAGCGTCTCACGCTGTGTCACCATTGCGGCGCCGTCATCCCGTGCCCCGACAACCTCTCGGTTGCATCGAAATCATTGTACTGTGGCGCCGGGTGCCGCAAGCGAGCCGAGCGGAAGCGTTCTCGCTTCCGAGCTGCAAAGCAAATGCACTTGTTGGCGCCCGTACCAAACACGAGAATGTGTTCGTTCTACGTCGTGATCGATTGCATCAACATTGCTGGGGCCATAGGCAGAGCATGAAGAAGAAACGAGAACGTGTGGCGAGGCCTCCGTTTCGTCGTCGCGATCCCGTCGTTGTGGATCCAGAGACGATTGATGCAAACACCGATGACGATGCAGTCTTGGCCGAGCTTGAAGCAGAAGCTGATAAAGCCTACGGCTCATTTGCGAACCGTGACATCCGTGGCACCATCATCGCGGCACTTGCTGCGGGTTCCTCAGTCGCCAACGCTGCCAGATACGCGGGCGTCTCACCGTCTGCGTTTCGTGAGTGGTATGCCATTGGGAAGAATCTTGTTGAGGGAAAACGATCCACGAAAGAGTACCGCAAGTTTGCGGCCGACGTGGACAAGGCGAGGGCTAAGCTCAACGTGCTCGCGGGTGCAACGCTTGTGGCTGCCATGCAAGATCGTCTTTTGGTAAAGGTTGGTGAGAAGCGTACAATCAAGGGTGACACCATCACGGTCGAGGCTGTGATGCGAGAGCGGATTTCCCCTGTTGCGCTCAGCGCCGCACAGAGCGCGCTCGTAGCAACGGACCCGAAGAAGTGGGGAACCGGGAAGCAACGTATTGAACTCACTGGTGCCGAGGGTGCACCCATTGAAGTCATGGCTGTTGACGAACTTGGGAGCATCAACAGCAAGGTGAGGTCTCTGCTTGGGGGCATCGCGCTTGCGGCCATGAAAGCTAACGCGGGTAGGCTTCCAGTCCCGGTTGACGTGGAGATGCTCGACAGCGCGCCTGTCGATGAGGACACAGAATGAGTGCTCGCAATCGGGACTACGAGAAGGAGACCGAACTTGCCCGTGCCGTGGTTGTGTGGCTGCGCGCGAACGGGTGGGAGGTGTGGCAAGAGGTCGATGGGTTCTTCGACATCCTTGCCGTGTGTGCAGGCGTGCTTTGGAGCATCGAGACGAAGCTTGCGTTCAGCTCGCCTGTACTCGTGCAGGCGTGGCGACGGCGTGGAAGCGCACACAGGATCTCGGTCGCCACGTTACCTGGGCCATCACATAGGAGCACGCGGCTGTATCATGCCCGCTGTGCTCGTGAGCTAGGCATAGGCGTTGTGAGTGTGGACAGGTACGGGGTGCGCGAACGAACCGTTGGTAGATTGCACAGGGCACCAGGTGCGACGAAGTTGCTCAAGCGGCTCGAAATGATTCCTCGCGATTACGTTGAAGCTGGTACGAACGGCGGTGGTTACTGGACCCCGTTCAAGGGGTTCGTCGAGCGGCTTGAAGCCTACGTGGGCGCGCACAGCGGGTGCGCCGTGAAGGCCGTGGTTCGAGACGTCCCTCATCACTATGCGACCGAGGCAAGTGCTCGCAACCGTGTGGGCTTGCTTGCGAAGCAGGGTGTGTTTGAGAACGTGCGCGCCGAGTACGTTGGTCGTGCGTTGTGTCTGTACCCGGTGACGAAATGAGGGCCCCGAAGTTTGTGGATCCAAACACGGGAGATCGATCTCCCGTGTTGCCAACGTGGCCGCTTGCAGCTTGTCATGGTGTGCTGGCCCCCCACGATTCCGAAGCGTACGCGAGCTCCATCTTTGCCAATGTTGCCCATGTGCTCACGGCATTTCCAATGGAGGAACGCCGTGCCCTGTTTACGTGGGCATCTACGCTGTACTCGTACCAGGTCGATCTCATTTTCGACCCGTGGGAAAAGTCTGTCCTGAACAAGAGCCGCAAGATCGGCGCCTCGTATGCGTATGCGGGCGCCGCTGTCTTGTGGGCCATGTTGGGTGAAGAGACGATCGTAATCAGCCAAACCGAGGACACCGCCAAGCGGTTCATTCGGGACGCGAAAGAACTGCACAGCCGTGCGCTGTGTGAGTTCGGAAGCGAGTGGGCCGTGTGCGGCGGCAACCAGAATGAGATCGTGTTCCCGAACACAGGTGGTCGCATCATTGCACGGGCGAGTGACAGTGCCGGTCGTGGCTACTCGGGAAACTTGATCCTGGATGAGTTCGCCTACCACAAGGACCCCGAGAAAGTTTGGGATGGTGCCGCTGCCGTTGCTGCCATGGGCAGGCGCATGCGTGTCTTGAGTACGCCCAATGGCGTGGGTAACTTGTTTCACACCATGTGCACCAATGAGCGGGCGCATGCGGGCTATCGCGTGATGCAAATCAGCCTCGCGTTCTCGCGTGCGGCTGGGGCCATCCCACGCATACCGCCTGCCATAGGACCGTCGACGGACGAAGATTGTTGGATGTTGGCGCATGGTGATACGCGCCTCTATGACCAGCTATTCGGTTGTGCGTTCCTTGACGCCAACATGCAGTACTTGCCGCATGCTCTCATCACGGCTGCAAGTACTGCGACGCTCGACGACTTCACGAAGCTTGTACGGCTGCAAACGTTCGGCGGCTGTGACGTGGCGCGGTACCACGACTTGACCGCAATCGCGACCGTGATTGTTGACGAATCGATCGGGTGTGTTGGTGCCGACGGCGTCTCTCGCAAGGGCCCTGTGTTGTGGGTTCCTCCCATTGTTACGTGCCGCAATACCGACTGGGTTTCACAACGCAAGCTCATCCAGGATGGGTTCCGTGGGCGTGGTTGGACGAGGCTGTGCGTGGACAAGGGCGGCATGGGTAACATGTTCACGGAGCAGTTGCAGCGCCGCCATGGGAAGTCGAAGGTTGAGGGTGTCGACTTTGCTGGCCGAGCGAAGGAAGACATGGTGACGCGGCTCTACGAGTGGTTCAACGAGGGCCGCATCAGACTCTTGCGAGAGGATGCCGAGCTGCGCCGTGACCTGTACGCGCTACGCCGGATCATTACGACGGCTGGAAACATTCGCTACGATGCTGCAAGGACCAAGGATGGGCACGCAGACAGGGCGTGGGCGCTCGCACTTGCTTGTCTTGCTGCTGCACGTTCTCACATCGCGCGTCATGATGATGGACAGAGCGCCGGTGATGTCATGGCGGCGTTGCAGAAGCTCGATGACGAGATTTACGGTGAGCGAGATCGGCACGGTGAGTACGCGTTCGAAGATGAGGATGATGGTTATGGGTACTGACCCCTCAGCGTTCACGTCATGATTGGTGCAACATGTTGATCAATTGGAATCGCATCGAACTGATCTTCGACAAGTTTCGTCGAACGGGCATGCTTGGACCTTGTGAGATTTGTGCTCTCAAAATGGCACGACTCTTGGGCGACAAGGACTATGAAACTCGATTGCGGAAGCTCGGACTTCCGTGAGGTGTTGCGTGTGCGGTGGTGTTGCGCATCCTTCAACGGGCGCGCAGTACACAGTGGATTCATGTGCGTGTCGCGAGTGCGTATGGGAACTTTGGCGATGGGTTCTTGGACGACAAGGGCGCAAACCGCGCCGTGGTGGTCCGAGCTTTTTTGACCACGTGAATAGGGAGGCAACCGATGTTTCAACAACGACATGGAATCAAGTGGGTCGAACCGGGCAAGCATCATCGTAGTCTCACCATGATGGCTCGCGCGACGCGTGGCAATTGTTCGATGATGATGCAGGACGGGCGCAGATCCGACGTAGCAAGATGCTGCGCCCGAGAAAGCGGGTGTTGCATCTTTCATCTGCCACCCTCGCGTTGCTTTCGTTTCTCAAAGAACTTCGAGGTGATATTGCCCCCTTCATATACGAATCGAGCAGGGTGACCGATGACGTTGCAAATGTGGATGGTTGGCGCGTGGCTGTTCATGCTCACGGTGTGGGTGTTGGACATGAAGCAGTGGCAGCGTGCACATCATGACATGATTGAGCGCCACAACAAGTTGTTGGCTGACTTGAGCGCTGCTACTCGTGGTGCATTCGAAAGACAGGCTCGCACGAACAGGATCACACGGGGTGAAAAATGAACGCATCAAACAGGAAACGGTACACGCTTGCTGGTGATGATCAAGACGTGTTTGATGACCGCGATGACGCCAAAGGTGACTGCGTGTTCTGCGGGAACTGGCGTACCAATGCAAGCAACGAAAGGGCCCACAGCGCCAACTGCCCGCTGCGCGCTTCCGTGCCCATCTGTGCAGAACACTTGCCCGAGGTACCCGGCACCGTGAGGGGCATCGACGTCTCACACCACAACGTTGTGACTGATTGGATCGGCGTGAAAGAATCGGGTGTCGAGGTTGCGTTCATTCGGGCGACCCACGGGAGCCGTCACGATCGTGCCTTTGCGTCCCACGTAGCGGGTGCACAAGAGGCTGGTGTGCTCATTGGTTGCTACCACTACTTCGAGAACGCCGATGTCTACAAGGGCGCCCCTGGGGCCATTGCGCAAGCGCACGAATTTGAAGACGTGCTGAGGTCGGTTGGGCTCATTGGGCCCAATGGTGCGAACGCTCCCATGTTGCCCCCTGTGCTCGATGCTGAGGAGGGCTCGATTGTGCCGGCCGACATGCTTATTTGGTTGAGTCAAGTCGAGTACGCGACCAAGCTGACACCGTGGCTTTACACGTGCCCGCATTGGTGGGATGCACATGTTGGGAACGACGACAGGTTCGGATTCCATCCGTTGTGGGTTGCGGACTGGACGCCTCCGATGGATGTGCCGTTGCCGTGGCGTGATGCGATTGTGTGGCAGCAAACGAACGTAGGTCGCGTGCCCGGCGTTGTGGGCAACGTGGACATCAACGCGTTTGTGGGGTCGCTCGAAACATTGCGATGGATGGCGCGCGTTGCGTCATGATGTAGGCATGGGAACTCCTTGCTACATTTGCGGGAAACTCTTGCCCGTTGATGAAAGCGCAAACTTCGATCTCCTCAAACTTGACGAATGAAACACGGGAGATCGATCTCCCATGAAAGGGTTGACACCAATGGGGAGCAAATCAAAAGCAACGTGCAAATCCAATGCTCCGTGCTGTGCGCGTACTCTGAAAGTGGCGTTGACGAAGGCCAACGCCAAGGACAAGCAAGCCGCTGCGGAGTTGCTGAAACTGCGCAATTCTTTGACGCGTGTGGAACGCAAACTAGAATCGCTCAAGTATCGTCATATGGATGCGCGTCGCAGGTTGGAAGAGAGTTGGTTTGAAAAGGTGAGGGTTGTCGAACACGAAGAGAACAAGCTCAAGGATCTCGTCGACGAAGCCATCGACAATTTGGCCGATGCAAGTGCACACGTCGAGTACGTCTACGGCGAAATGGCGGGAGCCGAAGCCGTGTTGAAAGAGATTGCAAGGAAGGGTTGACACCGATGGGAACCGATGAGAGTCTACGCGTTCATGGTCGGGCGCAAGCACGACCCAACGAGCCGACGCACAAGCCCCCCCGCGCGTCGGCTCGTTGCTTTCCAAATCTGTGGTTGTTGAAGGCACTCGACAACCGTGTGCACATCAGCGAGCCAGGTGCAGCGCGGGCCGAGTGCGGCATGTTGGTGAACGACGACTGGCGCAAGCTCCCGAAGTCGACGTTGTTGGAAGCAATCACGTGCCCGGTGTGCTTGCGTGTGCTCGTGGAGATGTGCCGTGAAAACTAAGTGGGCGTCACTCACACCGGCCGAACGCATCGAAGTACTCTCGGCTCGCATGCGCAGGACCCGCGAGATTGCGAAACAGAAGCGGGTCATCTTGAAGCGGGCGACGCCTACTGAAAAGGTTGCAGCTTCTGTTCTGCGTCGTGAGCGCGAAGAAGCGAGGCTTGAACGCAGACGGGCCAAGATGGTTGTGTGGGCGTCAGCGTATGAAGGGTGTGCTGACGCCTCGCAGTTGCCCCGTGACGAGCCTGACGCGGTTGTTGTGGACATCTGTGTCACCCGCAAGGGCACGGCGTCATGATGGGCTTGAGGTTCGATTCACGTGTGCTTGGGTTCGTGGCTGCGTCGACGTTGGTTGTGATGATGGGGGCGAAGCTGTGGATGTGGTGGGCACGTTCGTTGTGCTCGCGTAGGTAGGGATTGAAACAACGGGAGATCGATCTCCCGTGAACTGGAGTTGTCATGTATCGGACAGAATGATTCGTTGTCGGAACGAAACGAGAATTGCACACATTGGACGATGTTATGCGAGAGGATGCTGATGTGGTTGTGAGGCTTCAAGATGGCCGAGCCTACGTGGAGAAGAACAGGCATGGTCCACTGTCGAATGGCTCGATGATCACACCCCGTTTCAAGTTCGAACTAGGCGCTCTTGTGCGCTGCAAGGTGACTGGCTACGAGGGCATCATAACTGGTCGCACCGAGTGGCTACATGGTTGCGTTGGTCTAGCCGTCAAGTCGCATGGGTTGAAGGGAGGCAAACCGATCGAATCTGTGTACTTTGACGAGGATGCTGTCGTGCTTGTGAAGACGGCTGCTGACGTCGCGATCGAAGCGGTCAAGAGCACGGGTTGAGGCATGATCTACGGTACCGCGAATGTGTTCATCGACGGCGTCGAAAGTCCGGGCACTGTGCACGTTGGGATTGACTACGCGGACGGTACTGACTCGACGGTTATTGTGACCAAACGTGGTGATTCGGTGTGCTCGTTTAGTGCCACCACGAAGATGAGCAAGCGGGCGTGGCGCGAGTACTGTTAGTTGTTCACTTCGTTGAACAGCAAGCGGTGGAGGAACCGTTCGAGCAAGCGTGCTTGCTACGAGTGGCGGGGTAAGATGCGTAGGCGCGCAATGCGTTTGGGCTACCCGGCACACTGAAGTTTTCCAACGGGAGAACGATCTCCCGTGTCATGATTGAACCATGAGCATCGAACGAAGGTTCACACCAAACGGATTCGTGTACGGGGTTGCGAAAGTCTCGTGCTTGCATGCGTGGGCAGACACGACTGGGCGCATGCGAGGGCGCGTGTGGTTCGGGATCAAGACTGAGCGTGTGGATCTTCAAGTGCACGTGACGCGGACCGGGTTCGTGCGCATCGTCGACAGTAAGGGACGCGAATGGAAACCGACAGCTCCTAAGGAAAGGGATCCTGGATGAACGTGCTGACCGAATATCAAATCCACCAGGCCGCCTTGTTGACCATGCGAGGGTGGATTTGTGATGAGCACAACGTGTGGCGCAAGGCCAACGTGACCCACTTGGTCACACATGAGTGGTCCTTGTGTCGCGATACTGAGTCTGATGAATGGACGCGCGATGATGCGTATTGGGAGGCCACCTATGCCGGCTAGGAAGGGCACTCGCAAGTGCGTTGCATGCGGCAATGAGTATGCTCGCAAGTCGTACGGGTGGACCTATGGGGTGTTCTGTTCGCATCATTGCCGCATCACGTCGCCGCCCCGTAGCAAGCGTCCCAATGATCGGACCAACGAGCGGCACGACTGCGTCTACCACAGGCAATGCTTCGATGAGGCAGCCGTTGAGAATCGCAAAACGGTGTGTCCTCCAAACTGTGTTCGCTACGTGCGCTCACTTGAACCAGTAAAACGTGCGGTAGCGGATCTTCATTCGCACGCTTGGATGTGTGGAGAAAACTGATGGCTCACTTGAACGAGACTGAGTTGATCAATGCGCTCATCGAGCGCGTGTTGGAAGAATCCAGCACCGTTCGGCGCAACTCTGTGCACAGCGACGACGTTCACGATGGAAGGGCGTCCAAGCTGAAGGTTCAGGCAATGTTCTATGAGTACGGGCGCAACCATGTGATTCCTCCCGAGTGGAAAGAGTACAGGACGGAGTTGGAGCTCAAGGCCGACCCCGAGTGGGCCGAGTACAAGAGGCTGTGCAAAAAGTTTGGAGGGCTGTCGTGATGAAACGGATCGTTTCGATCAAAAGTAGAACTGCGATGGTTTCCAGGTCGCACGTGGTGGTTGGTGCAGTTGTGTTTGAACTCACACTTGATTGTGCTCACGTTGTGGAGAGGGGTCCGTACCCACACGGTCGCAAGTTCAAGCGCCCCGTTGTTGGGGCAATGGCAAAGTGTGACCAGTGCGGTGGCGCCTGATGGGTGCAGTTGGGGTCATGGACAAGTGGAACTGTTCAACCAAGTTCCACTTTGAAACCAACGCGTGGACGCCGAGGAACTTGCCGAGCCTTATGAGTTGGTCGCACTTCACAGACGCCGGTGTTTACACAACGGAGGTTGTGGTTCCACGTTATGAAATGAAGTCACCACTGGGTCATGAACCTGAGGTGGTTACACGGGGCAGCCGGTACTCGGTCACGCAAACGTGTGGCTTCCCTCAGAGCAGTGGTATTCGGAAAGGTGGTGCCTGATGGGTGCCGTGGGAGCCATGCATGTGTGGGGCGAGGGCACGCTTTCATTCGACATCTACACGGCGTTACTTGTCGATTCCCATGTGCGTGGAGTAGTCGTGCGCTTGTACGTGTCGGCTGAGTTGTTCGAGCAGTTGGTGAAAGAGTTGAGGGTGCAGGTTGCAGCGTGCACTGCGGGCATGCCAACTATGTTCTTTGACGGAGGAACCCCGCTTGTGTGCTGCCCCTTCTTCAAGCCGAACCAGTGGATCGAAGCGCTGTCTGATGGGACCCAACGGTTGCACGGGTTCAAACAACGGGAGGACAGTGATGGAAGTTGAGAAAATTGGTAGTTGGTCAATCATGAAACGTGGGAACAACACGCATTACGCCATGCTGCACATGGGGTACAGAAGCGTGCTGGTTTCATTGGATAGAGACTGCGTATCGATGGAGCGCACGGACAAGAGTGGAGGGTGCGTGTGCCCCCTGTCCATAATCCTTCGGCTACGGGAGATCGATCTCCCATGACCAAACACAACTATGTGGGGATGTTGTTGGCTGTGCTCTTTGCATTCGCAATTTGTGCAGGGGGTTTGGCGAAAGCGTTGCAAGCAGAATTCAACAAAGAATCTTGTGCAGACGCATGTTACCCAAGTGCCGTCGATGAGTGTTGCTCGGAACATGTCATTTGCGCGGTTGACAAATCTAGGATTGATCACCCATGAACACCGACTTGATTTTGCATACGCGCCGATGCATCAACCAATGGCGAGGCAAGGCACGCCTGCGTGCGTACCGTGCGCTTGTGCGGAGACGGCGGCTTGATGAGTTTGAGGCGAGTTTTGTCTACGTGACGAAGGGGGCGTGGGAAACTTGCACCGACATGTCTTTGATCCACTTGTCGCAGATCGTTGTGGGTACCAGCTACGTTTCCGAGTGGATCGAAGTGCACACGCGCTACTTGCCCGATGGGCGCACGGTGTACCTCACCCGCCTCATGTACGAACTTGAGTTCGGACTATGAATACGTTACCCCTGTACTATTGCGAGGCCGCGTGGGTCGTGTGTCTTGATCGGATCAATCAGTTCGCGAGGAACATGGATCTTCATCACCCCGCCTACGCCCTCGACGTCTCGAATCACACCCGTGACCTAGAGCACGTGACCAAGTGCAGGTGCTACGAGCACGGATGTGGCGCGATGGTTGGTCGTGATGACGCGACCAACAGATTGCTCGAATTGGATTACGACAGTCCTGAGTGGCGACAGCTGGTTGAGACAGCGATCCTACACCTTGCAGACCCCTCCTATTGCTACGCTGTGCCCTGCCGCTTGGCCGGCGTCTAAGCGCGTACCCAAACAACGAGACGCACCTTGACTTTATTCTGACCTCGCACGGTGTGCTTGCGTCATGATGGGACCATGGTGAAAGAATATTGTGGCGATCAGAATGTGCGAACGTTCAAAAGCGAGGGATCAAAGAGGGCAGGATTCGAACGGACGAAAACTGTGAAGGTGCGAGGTGACCTTTGCTTCATCGCAAACACAGTGGTCGCTCCAAAAAGTGAGCGTGATGATCCCGAACTGGTCAAGGCGTGGGTGCGTGCACACCCCAACGCTGGCTTGTGCGTGCGAGCTGACGAGGTGCTCGATACCAGGGTGGCCCACAGACAAGTTGAAGCCGTGATTGCCGACACGATGGAGTTGATGCCCAACGTTGGGGGCTCCACGTTGACGGAGAAGTGCGCCAACGCTTCCAAACGCATCCGTACCCTCTCGGCCCTACTCAACTCGCAGAAGGAATGCTCATCCTCTAAGGTCAACTCATTGCAAGAAACGATCGCTGCCCTCAAGATACAGATGCGTGATGGGTTCGAAACGCGAGACGCAGCGATCGATTCAAAGTGCGCTGACATGCGGGCGCTCATGAGCACCATCGGTGCAGTGCTCAACCCCAACGACAACACCGCCCCGTGTGTGCTCACCGCAGCAATCGATGACGTGAAAGAACTGGGTGCCCAACGGGATGGGTTCGGCTTCACCGCCAACTGGAATCGCATAACCAGAGAACGCGATGCGCTCCAACGCAAGCTGGAAACCAAAGATGCCGAGTTGATCCCTCTCATGGATGCAATCCATACCGCGCTCGAACTTGGCAACGACAACCTGCCGCTCTCAATCAGTGGAGCAATTCATCATGTGAAAACATTGCGCTCCCAACGGGACGGGTTCCAAATACAATCAGAAGCCGTCACTGCCCATCGGATGAGCATAACCAAAGAACGCGATGCTGCGCTCACACAACTGGCAGCAACACAAACGAAACTGGACCAAGCAACCAGCAACCTCGACACAGCACAAACCGAACTGGCATCGCCACACATGGTCGCGTGGGAATTGAACAAGCCCACCGTGGCCCTCATCACACGCGCAGCAACCGACGCTTTGCACATGTGCTTCACCCCCTCCATGCGCTTCGACTTGCCAACTGTGATTGAGGTAGTCACAACCGCAATTCTGAAAGCATGCACCGCCACCGCCACCACGTCACATGAAGCCGGACCCGAAATCAAGGATCCCACTTCTGCATAAGTACAACCGGACCAGTACCCACCAAAGTGCAGATGTGCCACAACCACTACCTGTACCCGTGATCGCCCCCTAACAAGACATCTCGACACATACAAACCGGCGTGTAAGTGTGCCGGTTGTGAACGCATCAACAACAACTGTCCCCATCGTGCAATCGGCCTTCGTCGTGAACCCGACGCCGCAGCCGTTCATGCAATCGGATGTGGATGTAACTGTTGCCACGGTGCGGCACATCTTGGACAACCACGAGCACGGTGACTTTTACGCAAGCGCGCAGCTCGCCGATCGTCTCGATCGCAACACGCGCATCAGGGGTGCCCTCGATAGCCGCGTGCGTGCCTTGCTCGGTTCGGAGTCGAAGGTTGTTGCCCCGGAGCATGCGGTAGGTGACCCGCTTACTGAGTCCATCACGCGCAAGATTGGTGCTTGGTGGCACACGGTCGTGAACGAGTCTGTTCTTGAGGGCATGCTTCGAAGTCACACCACGATGGGCTTCTCGATTGCAGAGCAGACTTGGGAAGTTCGGCGTATTGGTATCAAGAGCACATGGATGCCGGTGTTGCATCCATGGCACTGTGGCTGGGCCGGCTACAACCAGGCGAGCGATGGGTTCTACGTGAGCGATGCGAAGGGTAAGCACGTTCCTGTTGTTCCCGGCAACGGCCGCTGGCTCATGTTGAACGCGACCGCGGTTTATCCTTGGATGCGTGGTGTGATCCGTTGTGTTGGGCTCGGGGATGTGTTGCGTGGGCAAGCGGTTTGTAATTGGAGCCGTTGGGCTGAGAAGCACGGCATCCCGATCACGAAGGTGAGCGTGCCTCGGAACGAGGTCAACGCGTATGCGACGAAGCGGTTCATGCGTGACCTCCGTCTGATGGGCAGGCAGGGTCATATCAAGCTTCCCACGGACGAAGAGGGGAAGAAGCAATTCGACGTCGAGTTCGCCGAGATGAAGGCGAAGGGGTGGGACGGGTTTCAGGGGCTCATTGGGCTCACGGACACGGACGTTTCGATCGCGATACTTGGACAGAATCTCACGAGCGAAGTGAGTGGTGGTTCGTACGCCGCCGCCAAGGTTCACGATGAAGTGCGTCTTGATCTTGTGAAGGCAGACGCCGAGATGCTTTCGACGTGCGTGCGTGAGTGCGTGTTCAAGCCGTGGGTCAAGTACAACTACGGGGCCCACCTTGTTGACCTGGCCCCGTGGCCGCGTTGGCAGGTTGAGCCGCCCGCGAATCTTGAGATTGCGTCGAAGGTTCTGGCCTCCGTGATGGTCGCTATTGAAGCGGCAGCTCGCACGATGGCTGCGGGGTTGCCTGTACCTGTTGATGTGCGTGCGCTGTTGGAAGAGTACGAGATTCCGACGACTGCTGTGGATGCCATCGCGCCCGTGGTGAAGCAACTTGCTACCGCCACCGTGCCGGTTGCCGAGGGGGTGGAAGGTGGCTGAGTTCGTTTTGAGTTTTGCACCTGCGCCACCTGAGGAGTCCGCTGTCCTTGTGGTACCCGTTGCGAGTGACCCCAACACGGGAGATCGATCTCCCGTGGTTGAGCGAGCCGCAAATGGTGGTGAACGTGCAGTTGCGATGCAGGCTCGAATCACCAGGTCGCATGAATGGTTGCACGCCTACTGCGAGGACTTGAAAGAAGAAGCGCGCAAGGTGTTTGAAGACGGTGGTGCTGCGCTTGGTTCGACTTCACTCGACTCGTTGAAGACGAGCATGCGCGGTGCACTCACAGCTGTGGTGCAAGATGCCCGCACAGTGGTTCATGGGCGTGCTCCCACAGACATCGTGGAAGAGCTTGCGGCTGGGTTCCCTGCTGTGGAGGGACTCGAACTCGATGGGGGCAATGCTCCCATCGAAGCGACCGTGCGTGAGTGCGTTGAGAATGCCGTTGACATCGCGCTTGAACTCACACGCGATGCGATTGAAGACGGTGAGTCAGACGTGCGTGCGTTCCTCACAACGCAGGGGTGGCGTGGGGTACGCGTTGCGGTGACGAAAGCGGCCGCGCAGTATGACCACACCCGCATGGCTGCATACAACGATCTTGATGCAAACCATGCTGGCGTATTTGGGTTTGAGATTCTCAAGGACGAAGACGAGTTGCCCGGACAGGGTGAGCGCGCGAAGGGTGACCAAGAGGTGACCGTTGTGCTTGCACTCCGTTGGGGTGCCATCATCGACAAGGTCACGTGCTTGCGGTGTCGTCAGCGCGATGGGCAGTTTACAATTCTGGCGATCCCTTTCGTGGGGCCACCGCTTCACGACCATTGCCGATGCGTCACGTCCCTGTGGCCGATCACGTGGACGTGGGAGGATGACGAATGAACCGCGACGCGCAAACGAGCAATGTGCTCACACGCTACATCGACCCCAACTTGCTCAAGCTTGAGGATCGACAGTTCGACGTTGGCGCTGCCGGCGAGCGTGTTATCCGTGATGTGGTTGTGAGCACAGAAGACATCGACTCGCACCGGAGCATCATTCGGCTCAAGGGGTGGGACCTTGAACGCTACGCGGACAACCCGATCCTTGACTGGATGCATGCATCCACGGACCACGGACGTCCGAGCCCCGATGAGTTGATCGGACAAGCGGTCACGAAGATGACACCTCAGGCGCTGATGGCCGACCTTGTGTTCGTGCCCGATGAGCTGTCAAACATCGCGGGCAAAGTGTACCTCCAGATGAAGGCTCGGATCCTGCGTGGGTTGAGTGTGAGCTTCATGCCGAAGGAGTACACATGGAAACTCCAGATGCCCGATGGCGAGATCGTAGACGAGCCTGACCTTGGGACAGATGATGGGTTCCTCCAGTACATCCAAATGATGCGTGCTGGCGCACGGGACTTGCTTGAAGTGACGAAGCAAGAATTGGTTGCGATCGGTGTCGTCATGGTGCCGTCGAACCCCAACACGCTATCAAACGGCATTGCTCAACTTCGTGGTGCGGACCCTCGTAGGGAAGCGGCTCGTGAAGAAGCACGCAAGCCTGTGAGTAAGGTCACAAGTGGGCCCACAGCTCGACGGGGGGCGGTTGCCTTCGAATCCTACACGCCCGTCGATTGTGGTTGGGATGACGGCGAAGCTGCCGCGCGTGTGCGTGCTGATGTGACAGACGGGGCCGGTGCTGTGGACTGGGCTCGGTACCGCAGCGCGTTCGGCTGGTACGACGAGGCGGCCCCTGACAAGTACGAGAGCTACAAGCTCGTGCATCATGATGTGAATGACGACGGGTGGTTGACTGTTCGAGCCGGCGTGGTTGCGGCCGGTGCGCAATTGGAAGATCCCGTTGATGCTGATGTTGTGCCTGCTGGTGATGTTGAAGATGTGCGGGCGCACTTGGCACAGCACTTCGCAGAGTTTGGAATTACTCCTCCCTGGGAGGGTCAGACCGAAGGGGAACCCGCTGAGGGAAAACCCGCCGAGAACAATGCGGTGAAACCGCAGGAGATCAAGAACATGGGCAAGACAAAGAACCCTGCGCCGGTCGCCGCATCTGTTGAGCCGATCGCTGTTGAGCCAGTGACTGCACCGACCACCAACGATGCGGTTGGGGCTTCGGATAACCTGGCCATCAGTGAAGAGGTCAAAACCAACGCGATGAAGGCAGGTGCCATTTGCGCAGACGCCATCACGAGCGCCAACAGTGCGCTCGAAGGCACCGATGAAGACGAGGCCCGCAAGGCATCGGCCGAAGCGGTCGCAGCGTGTGACCAGTGCCGCGAAGCGTACGGGCAGATTGCCCCAGTCGAGGCCTCCGACAAAGGTGAGGGTGAAGGTGGTTCAAAGGCCGTGGCGCCCTCGTGGGTCCGTACCTTGACGGACAAGGAAGACGAGCCCTCGCAACGTGGTGTGGTCGAAGCTTGGAAGAAGAGTTCGAATGAGTTGGTTGCCGCGCGTGCGATGATCACGAAGCTTGAAGCCGACGTGACCAACGCGAAGCTCGTGCCGATTGAAGACCAGATGCGCGCCGTACTCGATGCAGCCGCGACCAAGATCACGCCGGCCGAGCGCGAGAGCTACGAAGGACGTCACTACAAGACCGAAGGCGTCGTGCGTACGTTCACCGGAACCAACGACGATATCTCGTGGTTGCGTTCGCACATGGAAGCGTTGCCTGAGCGCAGTGAGCTTGCACCCGCGACGGCGCAAGCAACGAAGCCGCAGAACGACGGGTTGGATGAGGAAGAACTCAATGTGGCTCGCCAGTTCGGCATCAGCCCTGCGGAGTTCGCAGCACACAAGCGGTCGCTTGCGGCGCGTCCCACTGACGAGGATGAGTATTGAAGCGGCGCGGTTAGCGCACGCGTTTGAGAACGCGTCGATTGCCGACGCACATTGACGGAATGAAAGGATCGCAATCATGACCGCACTCGCCGCATCGAAAGCACTGTACAAGTTGGACGGCTCCCCGCTCCCCGTGCAGATTGGCTACAAGCAGAAGATCAGCACCACCATCTACCCGGGCGCACTGTGCGCAGTCGACACCACGGGCTACTGCCGCCCCGCCCGCACTTCGACCACAGACGCTGTGGTGGGCTACGCGAAGAAGAACCCGCGTGCTGCAACCGGACTGTACACGAGCACCGTGGCAGGCGACACGTATGTGGAGGTTGCAGCCGGCGTCATCGAGTTGAATAACAGCGCAAGCTCGGACGAAATCACCATCACCGAAATCTGGGACTACTGCTACGTGGTCGACGATCAGACCGTGGCGAAGACGGACGGCACATCGACTCGTGTTCGTGCTGGCCGTGTGGTTGGCCTGACTGGGGCCGGTGTGTTGGTACTCGTTGGACTTGCGATGACTGCGATCGATTCGGTCACGTTGACGGGCGCAGAGACGCTGACAAACAAGGTCCTGACCACGCCGACGATCGCGGACATGACGAACGCGACCCACGACCATGCCGACGCGGCCGGTGGTGGCGCTACCCTGACCAGTTCCACGCTCGTGACTCCCACGATCGCATCGTGTGTGAACGTTGCAGCCATCGCTGACTACAAGGGCACCATCGACATCCCGCTCGCCACGTTCTTCGATGCAGATGGTGACCCGATCGTGAAGTTCGTGGACGCGAGCGCTGCGACGTTCGGTCTCAACTTGGCGGACTCGAAGAACCTCAACATGCGGTGGAACAACGACGGCACCCCCGGCACTATGTTGGGTGAGTTCACCGTGCCCGCCGACGCTGACGTGACCGAAGACATCCTGCTCAAGTTCATGTGCTCGAAGTCGGGTGCGACGATCGGCGACGCAACCACGATCGATGTGGAAGCGTTCAACCAGGTCAACGGCGCATTGCACGATGCAGACTCAGACTACGGGTCTACGTCCAATGCGCTCACGGGCGATGCGACCGCGAAGACCTTGGATGTGATCTTCGTCACGTTGGCTGCGGCTGGACTTCCCGCGGCCGGATCCAAGGTGACCATTTCGGTCACTCCCCACGCGGGTCTGTTGGGCACGGACGATCTGTTGATCAGCCGTATTTGGGGCGAGTACACGAAACAGGTTGCATAGCGCGTAAGCGTGTTGACGGGAGATCGATCTCCCGTCGTTGACTGACGAGAGATCGAGAAAGGATTCCGAAATGTATCTTCAGAGTTCGACAATGGCAGCTGCGCGCGTTGGCTTCGACCGCATCTTCCAGGAGGGCTACCAAGCCATCACCGAGAACGACCTTTGGTGGATGAAGTTCGCGAGCGCGCGACCGTCCACGGACAAGAGCAACATCTACCATCTCTTGAAGTTGTTCCCTCGCATGCGCAAGTGGGTTGGCGCACGCGTACTGCACAACCTCTCGATGAGCGACTACACGTTGATCAACGAGCCCTATGAGGACGGCTTTGAGATCGACATGGACGACTTCGAAGACGACAAGCTCGGCATCTACGACGACGCGCTTCGTCAGCTCGGCAGAGCCGCCGCGCTGTGGGGCAACGATGTCATCTACGAGACGATCATCGCGGCCGATGGGGCAGTTTGCTATGACGGCCAGTATTTCTTCGACACCGACCATCCGCTCGTTGTCGAAGGCGTTGAGAGCACCACACAAGCGAACCTGCACACGAGCACTGCGCTTACGGCTGCGAACTATGCGACCACCTACGAGGCGATGATCTCGCGCAAGGGTGAAGACGGCAAGCCGCTCATGGTGGTGCCCGATGTGCTTGTGGTTCCCCCGGCCCTCAAGTTCACGGCCGAGCGGGTCGTCAAGGCCGTGAACGCGGGCTACCTGATGAACGCATCGAGCACCGCGACCGACGACAACATCTTGAAGGGCACCGCGACCGTGCAGGTTGTGCCCGAACTCGCTGCGGACTCTTCGACGTCGTGGTACTTGGCCGACACGACCAAACCAGTCAAGCCGTTCATCTTCCAGCAGCGCCGCATGCCGAATCGCATCGACGTGCTGAATCGGAGCACCGACCCGAACGTGTTCAACGAGCGCGTGGTCAAGGTCGGCGTCGACGGACGTTGTGCGGGCGGGATGGCGCTGTGGCAGCTGATGGACAAGTGCGAGGCGTAGACCGCGACATGATGACGTGACTTCGATCGTGTGGTACCTATTGGAGTCATGTTGTCACGCAAGTGATGTGAGTTCGCGTTCATGGTGAGACGGACTCACATCACTTCGATTGGAGAGAGGGCAGGACGATCATGCAGGTATTCGAAGTTACAGGCCGAGCGGTTCGACGCGAAAAGTTCAACACGGTTTGGAGGTGTGGTGCGCCGTGGCCTACTACCGATAAGCAGAGCGGTGTGAGTAGTGTCACGCATCAGTTGCGGTTGTACCGCAAGGCCAGCGACCCACAGTTCGACGAGCTTGTGATCAAGGATCCGGTCATCGACGAAGAGACCGGCGAGCCCAAGATGCTCAAGGTCAAGAACGCGAAAGGCGATCTTGTAGACGGTTCCCGACCGATGCTGAAGGTCAGGCAGAGCCCTGGCACAGGGGCACCCGTACGACGCCCTCTCAAGTGGTGTCTGCGTGAGGATGGTTCGCGAGTTGTCGAATGCTACGCTGACACGTTCGAGTTGGCGAAGGGCGACAACTTGTTCGACTTGCTCGACATGCGAGAAGTTCCGAACGATGAGGTCGTGAGCATCGAGAACGCCGAGAACGGTTCGAACTACGAAAAGGTCGTGGCAGCTTCGAAGCCACGGCGGATTGCGAAGCGGTAACATCATGGGTAACTACCTGACTCAGACGGGCGGGACGATTGCTGCCGCAACAGGTGACCTTACCGACAGCGTAGGGAACGACTTGCTTGCACAATTGTGCTCGGATGGGTCAGGTGGGATCTCGACTGCGAAGGTGACGAAACTCATCTCGAAAGCTGAGGGTCGAATCAATGTGGAGGTCGCGCCTATCTACAACGTGCCCCTCGACCCGGTGCCCGATCCCATCGCAGCGGTCGCCGAAGATTTGTTTGTGTTCTACGCGTACAACAACAAGCCCGAGTTCTTCACGCGCGATGGGAAGAACCCCGCGGCGGCACGATTCACTGACGCGAAAGAACAACTGAAAGCGTTCCGTGAAGGCAAGCCCCCACTCACGACTCCCGCAACGAATGTTGAGCAGTACGTGGGCGAGCTTGTTGAAAGCGACGATGTGAGTGGGTGGGACGATCCAACTGCGGATGATGAAACATGATCAAGGTCACAGCAGAGACGCAGGCGGCGCAGGACGATCTGCTCAAGACGAAGATCGCGATTGACCACGCGGTTGCGAAGTCATGGAAGAACTCGACGCAAGTGGCGTTGCGGTTCATGAAGCACAACGGGTACTTCGATCGCACCGGCAAGCTCACCAAGTCGATGTCGTTGCGGTTCAAGACCATGGGGTTCCTTCGTATTCAATCGCAAGTGCGTGCGGATGCACACTACGCGCTGTGGGTCGATCAGCCCACGAAGCCTCATCCGATCGATGCGAAGTACGCACCGTTTTTGGTGTTCTTCTGGGGCCCCCCGAAGGGGCCTGGACATGTGATCTTCGCCAAGCACGTTGACCACCCCGGTACGCGCGGTGCGCTGTTCAGCGACAACACGCGCAAGCACATGTTGGGGCGGTTCCAGGTCTCGACGCAACAGGCGATTGACGCCGTCTTGACGGGTGCAAAGTGAGCCGCACCGTCTACCAGTACGGCAACGCTACGATGCCGCCAGCAACGATTGCTGCGGCCGCTTCATTGCTGGCGAATTGCGACCCGATGCTTGAAGGACTCCTGGCGGGGTTCGCTTGGGCGATCGACCATTTCCTTGGGGCCGCATGGGCGAACGCGTGTGTTGGCTTTGGCGGCGATGCAATCGTGGCTGAGACGTATGCGGTCGACCCGATTGATGAGGTTGCAAGGGCCACATGGCGTTGGCCCGCTTTGATCGGGTGGCGTGGTGAGACTCGATTCGACAAGCGCACGATCCACTTCGATGGGCAAGAGACTGACATCAACTTGGTGTACGTGCTGCCCCCTCTCACGCTCGAATATCTTCAGAGACTTTCGCACATTCGCGTGGCGGTGATGCGGGTGTGTCGCATGTTCATCGAAGAGCATGGGCACGCCGACTACACGGCCGGTGGTGACAACTGGTTGGAAACCATTGGTGTCGATTCTCTCATACTCAAGGACGCGCTTGAGGCTGACGCGTTTCCGCAGATGGACTCGCAGCAACGTCACATGGGCGTGCGGATGACGTTGGTACTTCGAGAGCGAGAGATCCTTTACGACGCCGACATGGACGACCGCACGAAGAGTCTTACCACGGTGGTACACGACGACGGTGTGAGTGAGCAACTTGAAGCGATCGAGTTCTACTCCGGCGGTGCGTTGCCGACTGTTGCGATCGTGGTTCCAGCTGCGTCGTTTGCTGCGGTTGAAGATGACACGTTGACCGTGAGCGGCACGTGTGCAGATACGACGGTGGTGGAAGTTTGGATGCGTGTTGACCGTGGTGTGTGGTTCAGCCTTGGTATGCTTGACACGGTCGGAGAAGTGACGTTCGCGGTCGCGCGATTGCTTGTTGCCGACAACATTGGCGCCGTCGACTTGAAGGCGATTGCTGAAGGTCCCGGTGGTGATACCACTTCGACCGAAGTGAGCGGGACGGTGACGGCATGAGAGTTGCGAAACACAACGAGAGATTGATCTCCCATGAGTTACGAGAGGGTAAACCTATGACGACTGAACACACCTACTTGGTGCTGGCAAAGGGCTCGGTTCTCGTAGCCGACTACGAACGGATGAAGGCGACGGAACGTTTGAGTTTCGTTGGAAGAAAGGCGCATCGTGCGCCGACAGTGGATGCCCTCCCCATAGCGGCGTGCGGTGCGCCTATTCGCACCCTTGACGCAACCGAATGGACCGGTGATGACCCACGCGTTGAAGCGTGGGTCGCGAAGCGTGTGCCGACCAAAGTGTCGGCTGCAACGCATCCGGAACCGGAACGGCGGGAAGCGGGTTGCTACTATCGCAAGCGCATTTTGGAAGGTGGGTTGTGGCCTGCGGACGCCGCGACCGCGCATGCATGTGGGGTCGCATTTGATCCCGTGTTCGACGGTGAATATCCGGAGTTGTTGCCGGTGGCATCGACTCCCGTGAAGGCAAAGAAGGAGTAGGAACCATGGGAACCCTCGCGCTATCGCTCACCGGCATCAGCACCAATTGGTTGCCGCCTGCCCAGTTGATCCAGGTGCAGTTTGCACAAGGTACATTGCTCGGCGACCCGGGACAGCCGAAGGTACTGTTGGTCGGCACCGTGCTCACGAGCGGTAGTGCGACGGCAGACACGCAAGCGTACCCGCTCGGCACAGAAGCGGAGGTCATCGACTACTTCGGTGAGGGCTCTGATATCCACGTGGCATGGCGCGCGTTCACGTCCGTTTGCAAGACTGCAAACATGTACGGTATCGGCGCGACTGAAAGTGATGGCACCGCTGCGAGCATTACCATCACGTTCGCTGGCGATGCGGCTGGAGTGGGCTCGGCTGAACTCACGATGTTTGGTGAGACCATCAGCGTGAGCTTCGCAAGTGGAGACGCGTTCGACACGGCCATCGCTGAGGATCTCAAGGACGTTATCAACGACCAGACCCATTGGCCCGTGACGGCTGCCCGTTCGCAGGGTGTCATCACCATCACGTACAAGACCAAGGGTACGAACGGCAACTGGGCACGGACGCATGTGAAGATCACGAGCGGTGTTACGACCACGATGGTTGCAGGAGGCACGGGTGTGCTTGCATCTGGCGCGACCGACGAAGTTTTCACCACCGCGCTTTCGACGATTCTCGCATCGCACTACGACTACATCGTACCGTGTGTGAACCCAACGGCTGGGGCTGACGCACGACTCTCGTCGGTCAGTGCACAGGTTCTCACGCAGGCGTTGCCGGCGAGCGGAATTCGTCAGCAATTGATCGCGGCATCGGCCGATTCACTTTCGAATGCGACCACGCTTGTGACTGCCTACAACAAGGCGGGCAACCAAATCTGGTGGCACACGAACAGTGAGGAGTTGCCGCTTCAGATTGCCGCACACAATGCTGGCGTGAGGTACAACGAAGAGACTGGTGCGGACCCCGGCGTCAGCTACGACGGCTATGGTCCCGGAACCAACGATGTGTTTTTCATCAAGCCCCAGTACAGCGGGAGTGACCACCCGACGCAAGCTGAAATCAACACGGCGTTGTCGGTCGGTCTGAGCCCCATCGGCGTGAACTCGCAGGACAAGGCTTACATGGTGATGAGCTGCACTGCGGCCGGTGCGGACCCTCGGATCCGTGACACCTCGAAGGTGACCGTTTCATATCGATTCGTGAACGACTTGGCGGCCCGTGATGCAAGCATTTGGCCTCGCGCCAAGATCGCTGACAATGAGCCCGTGGGGGCACGCAAGTATCCAGCGAAGATTTGCACACCCACACGATTGAGGGACACCGTAATTGAGCCGGTGTTGCGTGAATTTCGCGACCGCGGATTGCTCATCGAAGTGGACGGCCCGACGGGTTCACTCGCTTCGACTGCGACTGGTCTTGATCCGACCGTGAGCACACGGATCAACGCACGCATTCCGATCAAGGTGACGCCGCTTCGGCACCAGGTACAGTTCTTGGTCAATGAAGTGTCGACGGGCTAGATTGACTTCGGCGTGCCCATGACGTCTTGACGAACGGAAGGAAACGAATCGATGGCAAGCGAACTTTACGCACAAGGATCTCTGTTCGTCGAAGGCATCATTGTGATGCAGGCGGTGGAGTTTTCGATCGACTACGACACGAACGACAACCCCGTGAACACGATCGAACTTGGCTTCGGTGGCATCACTCCCGGTGCCGGCATGACACAGGTTTCAATCACGAGCGCGGTGCCACGTACTGGGTTCGAGATCAGCTACCACAAGTGGGCGAAGGCGCGGAAGGCGATCGAGGTACTTGGGTACCGTGGCAGTTCGAAGATTTCCGTCACGGGGTTCATCAAGACGGTGGGTGAGAAGATCGGTGTGGACGGTGTGACTGGCACGATCGGCATTCACGCAGGCGAGCCTGAACTGTAGACAGTCTTCACACGGGAGATCGATCTCCCGTGTGTCACATCGATTCGCGGGCGACGGCCCACAACTGGAGGGATTGACAAATGGCTGCTCCGTGGATCGAAAAGAGTACCCGAGACAAGCAAGCAAAGCGGAGTGAGAATTCTCCGCCCACCAATGTGCAGCCGAGTGCACTCGTTGCGAGGCTCCAACAGATGCCACGGCCGGGTGAGAGGGGCCTCCCATTCCCTCGGCTCGATGATGATGGTGAGCCCATCGGCAAGTTTGATGTGTGGGTACTGGTACAGGAGGAGATCGACACCGCGCGTGCGGACGCGGAAGCGTACACGACCGCGCTCATGAAGCGTGAGAAGGACACCAATGAGCCGAACCAGAAGGCGTGGGAGGAGAACTACCAAAGCGCCGTGTTGGTCGAGGTACTGTTCCGCGCGTTGCGCGACAACGACAACGCGTCGATGCCCCTGTTCCGATCGCCCGAAGAAGTGCGCCACGAGTTGAGCGATGATGAGATCGTGCACTTGTTCGAAGCGTACTCGGCGTTTCAACAAACACATGGACCACTGTTTCGGGTGCTCACTGCCGATGAACTTGAGGAGTGGATCGAAGTCCTGTCGAGGGGGGCAGACCACTACCCTTTCGAGCTATGCTCGCGCGGACAACTCGTTGCCCTGGTGATTTCTTTCGCGAGCCTGATGCGACCGTTGCCGACTGGCGAGTTGTCCTCTGGTACGGCTTCCACAGATGGTGTCGAAACCACGCCGAACTCTTCAGCGACGAAAGGTGATGAGGACTAGATCATGCCTGCCCCAGTCGTCGTAAAGTTCTCCACTGCTGGTGCGAAAGAAGTCGAAGCTGTCTTCGCCAAACTGACGAAGAAGATGCAGCAATTCGCCAACGCGCAAGTGAGTGCGGCGACGCGGGCAGCACGTGCTGAAACGAAGGAACGTGAGAAAGGCGGCAAGGCGAGCGTAGCTGCCAAAAGTAAGCACGCCCGTCAGATGGAGCGCATCAACGACAAGACCGCCACCATGGCGGGGCAGCACGCAAAGCGCATAGTCGCTGAGGAGGCTAGGGCGGCCAAGGCTGCGACTCGTGTGATTGAGAAGGAAGCCAAGCGTAGGAACGCCATCCGCGCCCGTACCGCCACCATGGCGGGGCAGCATGCCGTAAGAGCCGCGAAGGCTGAAGCTGCTGCGGCAAAGATGGCGAACGCTGAGATGAGCAAGCTCACTGCGCAGCGCACACGGGGCGCCATGAACGTAGTGGGTGGGGTAGGTCGTTCGATGCGTTCTGCCACCGGCATGGTCGGGATGGTAGGTGCAGGTGTCGGCGTTGGTATGGTTGGGGCAGGTGTCAACAGCGCGTATCAGTTGAACAAGCGTGGTGCACTCCTTTCGATCGCTTCTCAGATGCCTGGTGAGACGCAGCGGGACCCGGGTCAATTGGTAGGCGCGGCCCGCTCACTTGCGAGTGAGACGGGCATGAGTTCGGAGAACATTTTTTCGGGCATGGAGATGGTGAGCGCGAAGGGTGGAGGGGCGGCTGGTCTGACGAAGTATCTCCAGGACATGCGTGAGTTGGGGAAGCTTGCGATTTCGAACGGCATCGAGATGGAGGACATGGGCTCGGTGGTTGCGGCAGCCTACAACACAGGTGTGAAGCCGGGTGAAGACTTGCTCTCACTTGTGCGTTCTTTGATCGTGCAAGGGCGTGCAGGTTCCATCGAGTTCAAGGACTTTGCAGATGAGCTTGCGAGGCTCGGTGGCAGCGGTGGCAAGTTTGGAAGTGGGACCAAGATGTTGCAAGACATCGGCGGGCTCACGCAGCTTGCAGCCGTGACATCTGGTGGCAACAAGCAAGGCGCTCGCACAACGGTTGTCGACATGGTCCGAGAGTTCTCACAAGGTCCCAAGATCGCGATGCTTGGTGAGATGGGCGTGCAGACGCACGACGCAAAGGGCTTGCGCAACGCGGGCACATTGATGACGGAAACGATCGCTGCAATCGAAGGCGGTATGGCTCCAAAGAAAATCCCTGGACTGTCTGCGAAGCAGCGCAAGGATATGGGTCCCGAGCAGATCAAGGCTGCACTACTTTCGTCGATCTTTACGGGCAAATCAGGCGACCTAGCGACCACGTTGCAGAAGACGTTCAAGGGTGGCTTCACGACCAACGCGGGTAAGGCGCTCACGGGCAAGGCTGCCGTTGCTGCAAGGATTGAAGAAGCGTCGCGTCCCTACAACATGACGCAGAAAAACGCGACTGCTGACTTCGAACAAATCTCGAAGGTGCAAGAGCTTGCGAGGGCACACGAAGACTTCAAAAACAAGATGGCGGAACTACTGCCCGAACTCGCGAAGTTGATCCCTCAATTGGTGAAGGCTGCCGACGCGTTTGCGAAACTCATCGTGTGGTTGGGGAAGAACCCTCTGCAAGGGTTTGGCGCGTTCATGATGGCATCGTTCACACGAGAGTTGACAAACGCAGCGATGGCAAAAACGATTGAGGCTGGGTTTGCAAACATCACCTCGTCTATTGTTGGTGGCAAGGGTAAGGGGGGCGTGCTCGGTTCGCTCGGTTCGTTGGGTGCGATTTCGATCGTTGCCACGACCGTTGCACTCACCGGGATGATCGTGCTCGACAAGATATTCAACGCGGGCGAAGACGTGGGGAAGAAAGGTGGGGCCGCGGTGCGCAGTGGTGCTTCAACAGCGCGGTCTGCTGAACGGATGCTCGAAGCCGGTACCGAAGGTCCGGTGGATCCAGCAGCTCGACAGAAGCTTATCGCGAAGTTGGAATCGGAACGCGCGACCGCTGCGAAAACCTCCAAGGCGTTGACCTCACCAAGTGCTGGTGAGGTTGCCATACGCACCGCAATAGGTGGAGCACCTGTATTAGCTGTTGAAGCACTCATCCGTGAGACTGCAAAACAACAGGGTGTCTCGAAAGAACAGACCGACGCGCTTACCACAAATCACGATCGGTTGATCATAGGTTTGAACAATCTCGCGACCAAGATCGAAGCGGGCGGTGGCGTGCTTGCAGACCCGAATTCAGGCCCTCGGAAAACACCGGCCGCTAACGCAGGGTTCAAGTAGATGGCACAGCTTCAAGATTGGGAAGTGCTCTCACAACTGCTGCCACTTTCATGGCGTGGGATCGAAGTGCCATGTGTTGCGATCACGTCGAGTGCGACGAACCGACTCAGTGAGCATGAGCAATACGGCGTGCCCGCTGCTGATGTCGAGAACGGTGGGCGCAAGAGCGCGGCACACACATTTGCGATTCCGTTTAGGCGACTCCTCTTCAACTACGTCGGGTTGTATCCTCGCATCTTCCGACAGTTCGTGAAGGCGTTGATCAACACGAGTGCGGGCAAGCTCCGGCACCCCGAGTTTGGGCTGATGGATTGTCAGGTCGCGTCGTGGAGCTTCACGTGGACGGGCACCAAGCGTGACGGCTGCGATCTTCAAGTTACGTTCAAGGAAACGAACGAGCTTGGGCTCACACTTGAAAAGGCAGCCGTCTCGGTTGTGGACGCACAACAACTTGCGCTCGAACTTCAGATCATGATGCTGAAGCGAAGCCTCCGATCACGTACGAAGACCCAAGTGGTCTCACGTTGTCGGAGCAACTTGCGAAGGTCGCAAGCTTGAAGCTGTTGGCTGAGTTGGAGATCGCGGGTGCGTTGGCAGAAGTGCAACGCGTAGTGGATGGGGTCAACGGGATCCTTGACATAGTTGGCTCGCTCACGGATGCGGACGCGTCGGCTATGTATGCGGCCGGTGGTGGGATCGTCGACGCAATGAACAAGCTTGAAAGTTCGTTGTCGGTTGGAGGATCGGGCAAGCGCATTGCTCAAAAAATCAACGACAAGGAACGGACCGTTTCCGAGTCGGCCGTGCACTTTGGAATGGCTACGAGTTCGTTCTACTCGATGAACCCTAAGGCTGCGCGTAGCGGCACCGTGTTGAAGAACCAAACCGTGCTTGTGTACGAGGCCGCGTGATGCGTAATCACGAAGTGCAAGTGGTGTTCAACGGCGTACCTGTCGACGGGTTCGAAAGCTATGCGATCAACACGGACTTCTTGACGCCATGTTCTGGCTGGACTTTGACGCTCGGTGGTTTGCGCAAGTGGAACAAGTACAGCGGCGTGATTGTGAAAGACGCCCGTGTGCAGATCAACCTTGACGGTACCCAAGTGATGCAGGGCTGGGTGGACATTGCGCACAGCCACGGTGATGCTTCCAACTACAAGGTGGAGATCCAAGGGCGCGACCACTTGAAGCCACTGGTGAAGGCGAACATTCACCCCAACACAGTGATCAAGGATCTGACAGTTGCACAAGCAGTCGAGAAGATCCTTGTGCAAGTGTATCGGCAAAACGTGCCGACGATTTTCTTCGACAACGACGCGAATCGCAAGGTGTTGACGCGTTCGAAGAAGTCGAGCAAGGGCAAGAAAGTCACTGCGAAACAGTTGATCGAACAGTTGCAGCCCAAAAGTGGCGAGGGCGCGTGGGAGTTCATCGCGCGACTTCTCCGCCGCAATGGGTTGTGGATGTGGCCCACCGTGGACGGCAACATTGTGGTGGGCAAGCCCAACTATGAGCAGGCTCCCAGCTACACGTTGCAACGGCCCATCGACGATACCGTTTCTTACATGAGCAACGTGAGTGTGAAGCGCGACAGCACGAACGTGCCCTCGCATGTGTTCGTGGTCGGCAAGGGTGGGGGCAAGGGAGAAGCTTCAAGCGTCGTGCAGGGTAAGGCTGTCGACGACACGTGGGCCCTTTGGGCGCCCGCCTACATCAAGCATGACGAAGTGAAGGACGCGAAAGAAGCCGACAACATCGCGGTGCAGGAACTGGGCAAACAGAAGCAAAATGAGTTCGTGTATGAATGCACGGTCAAGGGTCATCTCGATGAGTTGACTGAAGCATACTATGCGATCGACACGGTTGCGCACGTGCACGATGAGATCGAAAGTTTGGACGCGGACATGTACGTGACCAGTTGTACATGGATGCGCAGTGTGAGCAAGACGACAACGAAACTCAAACTCGTGCCGTTGTACTCGCTCGTGTTTGATCCGGAGGACTCACCGTGAGCAACTACTCAGACTTGTACGATGTTCTGAAGATTTCGCGCAGCGTGCTCGTGGGCAAGGCGAAGAATGTGGTTGCGCTTGTGATGCGCTCGCCCGAACCGCAACCTGGTGATGAGGGTGCGCCGCCTGAGACAGAAGGCGAAGAAGTTGAGAACTGGCAGCACTACGGGTTCGTTTCGAAACCTCCGAAAGACGCCGATGGGATCGTGCTTCGGCTTGGTCGATTCGTTGTGTGCATCGCGAGTCGCATGGTTGACCACGCGAAGATTTACGGGCTGTTGTCCGATGGTGACGTGGGCCTGTATTCATCGGGAGGCCAACTGTTTCGTTTGAACGCAGACGGCTCGACTTCGTTTTTGAAAGAGACCAAGGACGGGCAGCACATGGCGATTCAAATCACGGCCGACGATGAGATCAAGATCGTGCATCCGTGTGGAGCCTACATGGAGATTTCAAAAGACAAGATGGTGTTCAAGCACAACACAGCACCAGTAACGATTTCGTCAGGAGTGATGGTTCAGATTGTTGCACCGAAGTTGATCAACTTGGTCGGCTCAAATTCATTGAGCGTAGCAGCAGCGAAGCCGATGGCAGCGGTGGGTGCTGTGGCGCCGAACGTTTTCCTTTGAGGATCATGATGAATGACGCTGTGCAAATTCCCGTTGATTCCACCGATACCTTGGCCAGGTTTGGATCCAAACATTCCGTTCCCAGACCTGCCCGTGATTCCGCCAATGTGGATCCCGGAGTTGGGAATCTGGATCGTGATTCCGCCGATACCTTGGCCGAGCTTGTCGCCGAATATTCCGATCCCGGATCTGCCAGTGATTCCACCGATGTGGATCCCGGAGTTGGGGATCTGGATCGTGATTCCACCAATACCATTCCCAAGCATCGACCTGGCGTTACCAATCCCAGACATACCGTTGCCCAGCTTGCCAAAGTGCCCGCTGGACGGGGGTGCTGGCTAGGTGGTCCCGGGGCTCCCTCAAGTAAGATTCCACGTGCCACTGACCGAAGATTGATTCTCGGGCCAGTTCTGACGCGCCACGGGGCAAACCAAACCAGGTCACGTGGGCCAGTTGGCAGCGTTCCAAACACGGGAGATCGATCTCCCGTGAGAGGAGGTTTTCGTGGGCTTCGGTAGCGATCCAGCTGCGGGAAGTGGAGCCGGTGTCGGTGTACTCGTGGTGAGCCCTGCGCTTGCTGCGAAAGGATACCAGCGATCGACCACAGGTGCCGTGAGTAGTATCAAGATCGATGGGTTGTTGAGGGACACAACGATCGATTCGTTCGGTAACGAAGACGGCATGAGCGACGCGGCCCAGTGCGTTCAGATCGCGTTCGGCACGAAGGCTGGCGACATCATGGTTGACCACGAAGCCGGTGTGAGATGGCCTTCGAAGTTGGGCGACAACATTACGAACGAAATGAGGGCTGAAGCCGCACGTGTGATGTTGCCTCTTACGACTGCGAACATTGCCGAGTTCGTGAGTGTTGAAATCGAAACGGTCGGCACCACGTTGTATGGCGTCGTGAAGTGGCGAGACATGCGCACGGACCTGGAACGGACCACGCGAATTCCGATCGGATGAATCAATGGCAATCACACGCTTGACCGTACCCAGCATTGACGAACTTCGCGACCGCGCGTTGATCGACGTGCGACGTTTGAAGATCCGTGCCGGCATCACGAGCCCGAACGTTGCGGCGGGCAGTGAGAGCTACACGAAGGCTCAATCGTATGCGGCCGCTGTGCAACTGGTGATGGCCCGAGAGGTCGCGCTGCAAGATGCACAGATGGGAGACGCCGCAGTTGGCGATGACATCGTGAGGTTGTGCAACATCGAAGAGATCACAATCAGTCTTGGTTCAGGCGCGACCGGGTTTGTGCTTGCATCGTGCACGGGTGGCACGAGCTACCCAAAGGATCTTGAATGCAAAGGATCCGATGGGCTGCGTTACAAAGTTGTGACGACCACGCTTGTGGGAGATGGTGGTTCGGTTCCCATCGTAGGTGTTGATGTTGGGAAGCGCACGGACAAGGCGGCCGGTGCGATCGTGCAATGGACATCTCCTCCAGTTGGGTCCGATGTCGAAGCGACTGTGGACACGAGTGGGTTGAGGTTCGGTGCTGATGCAGACACCGACACGACGTTGCAAAACAAGTGGATCGAACGCAAGCGTCATCCGCCGCGTGGTGGCAACTGGGCACAAATCGCAAAGGATGCGCAGGATGCGAGCGCGTCGATTGAAAAGGTGTTCGTGTACTCAGGTTTGTACGGGCCATCGACATTGCAACTTGCGATCACAGTTGCTGCTGACCAAGCAGAAGGCTACACGCGCGCTGCCGATACGGTGCTGCAACTAGCAGCCGCCCAAGGTGTTGTGAGTGCACACCCCGAGCACGCAAACATCACGACCACCACGGTGACGGATTGGGATCTTGCGATGATTCTCAAGCTGGAGTTACCCGAGCCGAAAAGCGTCGGCGGTGTTGGTGGTGGGTGGGTCGATGCGAGTGCTGACCGTTGGCCAACCGCTGTGAACGCGTTGACTCCATTTGCGGTGTCTCTTGCAACTGCGCCTTCGAATCCGCGTGAGCTTTCCGTGACTTCGGATGTTGAGCCAGTCGACGATGCACACATCGTGATTTGGAGTGATTCTGAAAAGGAGTTCGTGCATGCACAGATCGCAAGTCACAGCGGCGTGGGACCTTACACGATCGTGTTATACGAGGCGATCGATCCGAACGTGTTCGCGAGCGGAGATTGGGTCATGGCTGCATGTGAGCACGCCGACGACTACGCCGTGACGCTTGCTGCTTCATTCGGCGCACTCGGTCCGGGGCAGAAGACTACGGACACGTTGAAGTTACCTCGCAGCTACCGCAAGCCGAAGGTGCAGGAATCGTGGCCGTGTGATGTGAGCAGTAAAACGACAGACAAGCTTTCGACCGTGCATGGTGAAGTGGCGCACGTAGAATTCTACCGCGCGATCGATTCGTCGACCACTCACACAACGTTGCCGATCGCGTGTCCAACGAACTCGACGAAAGACGATCCGCCGTACAACATACGGTTGGGCAAACTCACATTTTACGAGGCGTGAAATGCTACCTGACATCAATGACCCCACTGTTGATTTTGAGTTACCCTACGAGGACTTCTCTTTTCAAGTCGATCCGGAAACGGATGTGCGCGCAACGGTCATAGAGAAGATCGGTGTTGAGATTTCCGCGATGTCTCAAACGATTGGGCGCGCGATGGTTGAAGTCGACGCAAGCGCTTCTGACATCATCGCGCACCGGGCCGTGTGGGGCAACAAGGCAGGGGTCATTCCAACACTCACGAAGAACGGCACGGGCGATTTCACGCTCACATGGGATTCAAGTTATGACGACTTGAACCCGACAGCATCGAAACGCGTTTCGCATAGTCCAAACTTCCAACTGGCAGGCGGGACAATCAATGACCTCGTGGCGGGGTGTATTGCGGTTGGGTTCACAGCAAACACAGTGAGGGTCAAGACGTTCACACATGCGGGTGCCGCAGCTGATTACGACTTCACCGTGTGGGCTGCATAATGGGCAACATCGGCGCATGGCAAAGCCCCCTTCCGATGCGACTTGGTGGTGGTTCGCATGAGCGGTGCCAGCGCATCTACAACGAGATTTGTGCGAACCTGCCTGAGCTGTTTTCGCGAGAGGATGGCAAGGTCAACACGGCCGATGACATCGCGGCTGCGCGTCTCATTGCGGCTGCCGATCGGTTCATCGATCGTCGCATTGTTCAGAGCGATCCGATGAAGCGATCGAGCGAGATGGTGCTGCGGTGGGAAAGCATCCTTGCAATCACGCCCGGGTATCAGTCAACATGGTATGATCGTCGTCGTGCGCTCGCTGCTCGTGAGTCTCGCAACACGCTGATTGCGCGTGGTGATATCGACAGGCTTGTGGAAGATGCGTTCGCCCCGTGGGACACGACGCTTGTGTTCACGGGTGTAGACGATTCGGTTCGCTACTGGCCCGGGGCGACTGGTGTGGGGAACGATCACATAGACGCGGACGAGTGGACGTCAACGGTCGCACATGTGGTGGTGGGGTACACCGTGAGCGCGACCGCGACGCAGACTGAGATTGATCGGAGCTTGGACGATTGCCGCGATGCGCTTGATGAGATGTTGCCGGCGTGGACAACGTTCGACTTCTCACAAACGCCGAGTTACGGGGCAACCGCTGATTTGTTCGGATTCTACTTTGATCGGCCCAACTTCGACGTGGCCGTGTTTGGAGAATGAGTCATGGCTGCCAACTCACTCGTAAACTCGACTGGCTGGGGATTGAACAACGTCTGCACGAGCACGCAGGGCCAAGCGTTGCAAGTGCAGGGTGGTCAGAGCGTGAACCGCACGAACACCATTTCCGGTTCGCGTGCTTTGCCGTTGATCATCAACAATGGCGCGACCGTTGAAATTACAACGAGTGCTTCGGATGGAACCGTGTACACAACCGATGTCAACGGGTGGCCGCACGCGATGCCTTTGGTTGGACTGCCGAACGGACATCTGTTGACTGGGGTCCGATTGTGGATTCTGCCAAACAGCACATCTCGTTCCGGAGAGGTGGCGACGAAGCCTGTGTTCAAGCTGTTCAAAAAAGAGTCCGTGCTCACCGCAGCTGCAACACTTCTCGGAATGGCAACTGCAACGTGGGCAAGTGAAGCTGCCTATGAAGCTGGCGAAGGGTTGCTTGTGACGGGGTTGACCGAAACGATCAACTTGGACACGCACAACTACTTCATCGTGTTCACTGGTGAGACTGGCGCGAACGCATATGCAGGGCTGACGTTGTGCGGGCTCGATGCGATCGTGACCATTGACACAGCTTACGGTGGGCAAGACTTGACCCAATGGCGGAAGGCGTAAGCGATGGCAATCTCGGGCACCATTACGCAAGACATTTCCTACCCGGCCGTGGGCGATGTGGTGAGCACGCGCGTTGACGATCTGACCGTTGGCAACAGAGTCATGTGGCGCATCGCAGCAGCGCCTCACGAGAGCACGTTGGATCTGTGGGTGGACGATGAGTTGCCCGAAGCATGGCTCACTGGGGCTCCCCACAATGGATGCAGGTTCGCACCCGACGTTGATGGGATCTATGAGCTTGAAGCGGTGGAAGAAGAGAGTGACACGTACCTCCCTAAGTTCGATGGTGATGGTTCCACAACGCAGCACCCGATTGAGGAATGGACAGAAGTCACAACCGAAAGTCATACGGTTTACGTTGGCGTTGGTATGCGCAAAGATCTTGGAATTGGTGCACACACTGCTGTGCTCACAGCGTATGCGCATGAGAGCGCTGCTGGTTCGGGTGTCCTCTCATACAGGGCAGATCGGAATCGTTCGCCGAGAATCATTTCGGCATCGAGTGACGTTGCGAAGCTCGCGGTGGCCGGTACTGATTTGAACGAAGAATTGGTGCGTCAGGGTGGCAAAGGGTACACGGGTTCTGATGATTTGATCACGGCGCACTCGAACAATTTCACATCGGATCCGATGACGATTGCGCAGCTGTTGGGCATTTCATTCGTTACCCATTGTGGCTCTACTACGAACGCTGCACACGGAACGGCAGATGTCACAAACTTGATGGGCGCAGTCGTGCTACCCACAAACTCTGCGACGTTCATTGCGTACGTTGTGACGTTCCAAATCAAGTACGGTGCGCACATTGGATCCGGCGCAACGACGCATCCGTCAGGTGCAGATGTAACGAACGTTCTCGCGGTTGGTGCACCGGCCACATACGCGGCAGCAATCACGGCGTTGGTTGAGATTCGGGCGAAGTTCACCAGTCATCAGGTCTTGCATACAACAATGGGTCACACAGCGCCTGGTGAGTCGAGCACGGCATCAAGGATGCCCCACTGGTCCCTTTCATCTTCCGAGTACGATGCGAACGCCTTGGCCTACTTGAGCGACTGTGCGGACGCATACGATGAGCATCTTGGTTCGACTGGTTCGGGAGCCGGGTATCATTCGAATGCAGATGCAGCGAACGTGATGGAGCTTACGACGCCGGTGAGTCTCGATGACTTGATCGTGTTCGTGAACAAGCTCGCAGACTTGATCAGTGCACACACACAAAACATCGATTCGACGACGAACGAAACGGCCGCGTCTGCGTACCATCCTTATTTGGATTGGGGTGGAAACTTGTCGCAGGTTCCGCGTGCCCGCGATTGGCCCAGTGTGGTCACGCTTGTGGACAAGGTTGCGCAAATCTATTTGAGACACCTTGGACTAGGCGGCAAGTGGCACGGCGGGAAATCGGATAACGCGGGCATCATGTTTGTGCAACTGTACGGCGTGAACTTGATCAACAAGTTGTTCGTGGATGCGACGGCCGCATCAAATCTAGGTGGCGCAGCGAACGCGCTCACCGCCGTCAAGTCGATGTTGAGCATCGGCGGATTCACGAGGCTATGATGGCGAGCGCAAACTTCAGAATCGGTTATTCGTCCGTGTCTGTTACTGGTCCTTGGACATGGGGATCATACGGCGCGGCCGTCGACATCAGTGCAGGTGATTGGGTCAAGATCGATCTCGAAAGTGCAGCAGGAATCGGCTCGATCAATGTGGCGATCCCACGCGCGGACGAGACCGTGTTGGCGGCTGGTGTGCCGGCCGTCACAATCGATCAAGTCACGCGTACGGCCACGTTCAAATCGACAACTGGTCCGCTCACATACTGCGTCGAAGTGACAGGCAACCCGGGCACGTCGAGTGAGACAACGGTAGCACTTGCTGTGCACATCTTGACGTCGGCAGGGATGAGGTTGCTCGCGTACGACGAGACGACCGAATCGGACCCCGACTACAAGTGGTTGGCAAAGATCAACGATATGCTTCGCACGGGGGGCTCGGGCTACGCGGCAAGCAATAGTACATTTTTGACTGTGGGTGCGCAGTCATCGCTCACTGGATCGCGTGCTCTTGCTGGTACTGCTGCACAGATTCTTGGCACAGACGGTGGGGCAGGCAACAGCTACACACTGAGCTTGATCGCGACAGCCGTGACGGCAGGCGCATATGCACTCGCATCGGTGACTGTCGACGATTACGGGAGGCTGACAGCGTGCAGCGCAGCGACGTCGATTGAACTGCCGAACGGCGCGAACCGAACGTTCAGCGTCGAGGCAACGGCTGGAGAATCCGGCGACGATCTAATGATCTACGCGGGCGCCGGGGGTGCCGGGGAAGACGACGGCAGGTTGTATATGAAAGACCCGTCCGGCAATATCGGGTTCACTGTCGGTAACAGTGGGCACGGCGACACAGAAGCCTACATATCTTTCTACGGAGAGACGCGCGTAGCACGCC